CGAGTCTCGGCGTCGCGAGGATCGATGGAGGCATTTGCACTCACTTGTGCCTTAGTGGCTGCAATCCTAGCCGCGATCGTCGCTGCGTTCGCCTCGCGCTGACCTGCGAAGTCCTCCGCGTCGGCCACGAGCATCGCTTCGATCTCTTCGCGCACTGTAGTCTGCTGTTCGTCGCTCAACACGATGCTCGCGTTGATCGCCTGCATCTGCGCCGCGATGCGAGCTGTCTTGCCGATCTCGAACGGTGCAGCAAGGATCTTCAACGCGCGATCGAGATCCGCGGTCAGGTCAGGCAGCGTGAAGCGCTTCGGGTACGTGACGGTGATCGCGTCGATGGGCTCGCCTGCGAGCAGTGCGTAGAGCCTGAGGCACGCGAGTTCGTCGCGGGCCAGGTTGCGCGCGAACCGAGCCGCGCGCTTATCGTAGTCGCGGCTCTTGATCCGCAGCGCTTCACCGCTCTGGGCCTGCGCACTCGCGTCGGCCGCCAGCTCGAGGCCCGCGCTGCGCATTGCGAACTGGAAGTCTGCCATCGACGACTCGCGCAAGTCCTTCGCCCACTCGCTCGACGGCTGGATCCAGCTCGGTGCGCCAGTCGATGAGTCGTAGCCGATGCCCTTGCTCGGTCCGATCGCCGCAGTGGTGTTCGCATCGAGCATGCCGCCCGTCGCCTTCATCGGGATCGCGAGCGTCGGGAAGCCTGCCTCGCGTGCGATCTGCTGTTCCCAGCTGCGCTTGTTATAGATGCACCGTGCGAGCATCGCCGCGTCTTCGACGAGCGAATCGCCCAACGGGTAGCGTGATGTCGTGTCACGCTGATACGCGAGGAAGCGCACCGGGATCTCGCCTTCGAGTACCGCGGGCAGCTCGCCCTCTTCGACGATTGTGCTGAACGAGCCACGCTGCTTCTCGAGGCCTCCGGTCGTGGTGATCGTGCCCTTGCGGACCTGCCACGCGCCGCGTGGATGCTGCTCGCACGCGCCGAGATAGACGCGCACGGTGACATCGCGGTCGCGGCTCATGCTATTCGCAGAGACGCTCTCAACGTACGGCTCGTCCACGTATGCGAACTCAGTCACGTGCCCGATTGCGTCGACGTCGACCCATGCCCACGCGGTCGGGTGGACCACGATGCAATACGGCCTGATCTTCGCGGCGAGTTCCTCCGCGCGGTTCTTCGCGGTGTTGACCTTCGGTGCGTCGATGATCGTCGCGAGGATCCCGTAGACGCTGGCCCATCGGGCCTTGTCCTCGGTCAGCTCGCCCCAGGAATTGCCTCGCAGGTCGACGTCGTCCATCTGCGCCGCGAGTCCGTCGCTGCCAAAGTTGCGCTGCACTTCGCCCGTACAGCCCTGTGCGTACGCGTCGACGATCAGCTGTACAGGATTCACATACGTCGCGAGCTGGCAACGCAGGTCGAACGAGCGGTCATCCTCGGCCGGGAACGGCACGAGGTAGCTGACGCGCGACGCGGTCGCATCGCGGAACATGCCAGAGACCTGCTGCCCGCTCTCGGTGATCGCCTGTCGCCACAAGAGCGACGCGTTCGAGAGCACGGTGGCGCTCGGGTTCGCCCACGCGAATCCGCCGCGGTACGCGTCGTGGACAAGAGTCCAACGGGCGCGGCGTGAATCGTAGTTGGCTCCAGTGGATTGCAATTAGTACTTCCTCAGCGCTGCGATTGCGTACCGTGCCGCGTCGACGCAATGGTCATTCTGCTTCGTCGGCTCTTCGACCGTGACGCCGCTGACCTCACGCCACACGTAGCCTTCGATCTCGCGGATGAACACCTGGCACGCGTCACTGACGATCAGGCCCGGTGACTTGTCTTGCCGTGGCAACAGCGCGATCGACACACGGCGTATGCCCTCGGCGACTTCGTTGTGCGCGTTCTCGACGACGGTCGGTGATATCGCGATGCGCAGTGCCTTAATATTTCCAGGCGCGCTTGGGTCTGCGGTGAAGCGCTCGATGGGCCCGAACTTCGACCGCAGCTCACGCGCGATCCTCAGCCACCCGAGGTCCGCCACGAGCGTCTCGGTGTGCACTTCTTCGTGCACTACGACGATCTGCCCTGTGCCTGTCTCGCCAACCACGAGCATGACGCCTGGGTTCGTAAGTCCCCAGTCCACGCCAATGATCACGCGGCGAAAGTTCCAGCGACCTGTGGGGCAGTGCCGCCGCACGATCTCCGCGTGCGCGACGACGTGCTCGCGTCGCGTGAAGCCGTCGTAGACGCGGCCCGCGAGGCTCTCGAACGTGCTCTCGTACTCCTGCCGGTACACACGCGCAGGCAGATCGCGCTTGGCCTCGGCTATGTCGGTCGCTGCGACGAAGCCGCCCTCTGCGGTCGTATACAGCCACGAAGACCAGCCCTCTTGCTTGGTCGCGCCGGTGCCGCGGTCGTAGAAGTCTTTGAGGTGGTTGTGCCCACGCGGCTTTCCGCAGAAGAGCACTCGGCCGCGATTGTCGGAGAGCGCAGGACGCAGCGACTTCTCCCACGCTGCGAGCTTCATGCGGCCGAACTCGTCGCACACGCAGGCTACGAGGCCAACGCCCTCGAGCGTTTCGGGATCGTCTGCGCCCTTGAGCACGATGCGTCGCGCTCCGGGGAGCGTGACCGTTAGCTCTGAGATATTAAAGCCAGTGCGAATGCCGCGGGTTGCATCGAGCAGAAGCTCCCATGCGATCGCCTTTGCCATCGCTCTGTACGGAGCGACGTAGTACCCGAGTGCCCCCGGCTTCGCGTTGATCACCTCGCTCAAGAGCCAGGTGATCGCGAGCACTGTCTTGCCGAAGCGCCGACCTGCGACGAGCACGCAGTACCTACTCGGGCAGCGAAGGATCTCGCCCTGGCGGCGCGTCAGCTTGTACTTCCAACGGATCGCCCTCGACGGCGATGATGAGGCTGATGTCGCCGGTTGGTGCATTGGTTCGGATTGCAGCGGTCTCAGCCTTCGTCTTGGCGCGAGTCGCCTGCTGCGACTTGCGTCTGTCCTCGCGATCCGCGAGGTTGATGCGTGTGTCCGTCATCTTCGAGAGCGCGTTCGCAAGCGCCGCGATGTCCTTCGGCTCAAGCGACACACCGGCGTTCGTCTCGGTCGTGAGCACGCGCTCGATGAAGGCAGCGACGCGCTGCACCTGCTTGCGTGCCTCGCGCAGCCCTCGCGCGCATGCGAGCGTGTGTAGCTGGACTCGCGTTGACTGGCCTCTGCGAATCAGTGCGCGTCTCGTCCCCGAGATCGTCGCGCCAATCGCCTCGGCTGCAGCGCTGTAGTTGCCCGTGCGTGCGTAGACCGTCGTGGCTTCCTCCAGCTGCTCTGGAGTGAGCGGGACTCCTCGTGCCATTCGGACTCGTTAGCGCTGCCCAGCGCCGTGCGGCGAAGCGAGCGCGGTGAGAGGACAGGCGACGTATCCGCGGGTGCGGACGCCCTTCGCTCGGGCGAGCGACGCGCTGCGGGCTAGGAGGCGTGAGTAGTCGGGCGCGAGGCGGCATCTCGCCGCAGTTTGCATTGTGCTGGCGTGTGACGCTGTGCACCGACGCCCGAGTCTGCTCGCGATGCCGCAACGCTGTCGAGGAGTGGGGCGTTCGGTCTTCGTGGGCAGGCTGGGAAGTCGGGTCGGTCGTATCGGCGATGGGACAAACTGATCCGCAGTCTCGCGCAGCTTGCGACCGCGACACGCCAATAGTTAGGCAGCAATCGAGTCGTCGACGAGTGCGCGCAGTGCGGACACTCGGACGCGGTACTGACCGCCTGGTGTTCGCGCCGAAGCGAGCCGCTTGAGGCTGCACCAGAGCCGCACAGTGTTCGCGGCGACCGCGATTCCGTGGTCGGCAAGCCACCTTGCAGCGGCACTCGTGGACATCGACGGATCGCTCGTTAGGCTCACGCGTGTACCTCTCCGAGTCTGGTAATTTAAAGTATCCTGATGGCGCGTTTGGCGGCAAGGGGGAACATTGGCGCGTTTGGCGAGCATGGCTGCAAAGCGACCGTTCACTTGCCATTCTCATACGCCCGCGTCGCCTCATCGAGCAATCGTCTACCTAGTCGTCCAGGTGCACCGCCCTTGAGAATTCTCGACGGGTCCTCTCGCCACTTCTGTCGAATCGCAGGTGTCGCGAAAGCCATGCCGACCTCCTCCGCGCGCGCTTCACGCTTTGTCCGTTCGGCGTACTTTGCGCCGCGCTCCACGCCACGATCGAGAAACGCGAACCGCAAGACAGCACAGTGCATCCGACCCGCCTCCGTCGCACGAAGCCCGTCGACTCGCTTGTGAATCTCGACGGCCAACGCATGCTCCCGTGCGTGGTTGTCGACCGAATCACTGCGCCCGTTTCGCGCGGATCCACTACGGACCGTGGGCTCTGTGGACGCGGCGTGTCCCTCGATCGCCGGCAGGAACCGCGCGAGCAGTGGCATGTCTATCTCGACGCTCCACTCCTTCGGCACTTCCCGCCTGTTGCGCTCCGGCTGCGGGTCCAGGCGCTTCGTCACGCTGGCGGTGCGTTGCGGAACAGGCAGCGTCTTGTGCTCGTCGGCGACGTAGTCAACGCCGCACAGTGCACACTGCGAGATCCGGTGGCGCCGCGCGACGCGAATGGCAGCGAGGCAGCCGGGGCAGTCGGGCGCGGTCACGACACACGCTCCTCCGCGCGCATAAGCACGACGTCGATCGCGGCAATCTCTGCGAGCACAAAGCGCACCTCGCCAGGCACGCGGAACTCAAGCATCGTCGCGTGCTCGACGAGCCAGTCGCGAACAAGCACGAGCGCTTCGTGCAGTCGGTCTCGATCGGTGACTCGCGCGTCGCGCGCTTCGTCCGCCAGGCCGCGCGCAGTCGCAGCGTCGACGCTCTCGCGAATGCCGCGCTCCTCGAGGAACGAGTCGAAGCTCGAGCCGACGCATGTGCGCAATTTCTGCACGCTCTCGCTGGCGCTATCCGCCTCGCCAGCGGCCTCCCGCGGCGCGCTCGCAGCGATAGCGGGCGCTGGCTCCGCTGGCACGGGCGCGGCCTCCTGGCGCGACTGCGTGGCTATCGCGGCGCTGCGTGCCTCCAGCTCGCGGACTCGGGCGAGTGCGGCGTCGCGCTCGGCGACCACGCGGCGGATCTCGCCGGCGATGTACTCGGCTGGGTCCACTCGCCGCTGTTGAAGATCGATCATCACCACTTCCTCGCCAGCGCAAACATCGCCGAGAGCACGGCTCTGGTAGTCAAGCCGATCGCAATGGCGGCGCACGTCTGCTGGTACGTCATCGCTTCCATGTGCAGCGCCTGCGCCATTGTGTTCCACACACAACACACGAGCGCAGCGACGACGGCCAAAACAGCAGCCACCGAGCAGAACACCACCGTCCACTCCAGCACTTCCCTGCCTAACGAAAAGTCTTCCATCACGCTCCTGCCTTCCGTTCAATCCGCACACGCACGCCGAACACCGGCGCGATCTCTCTCGCGTATCGCCACTCCGCTTCGTCGTCGTCGCCGTCGTCGATGCCCGCGGCGCCTCGCGCGTTGGGCAGCCACTTCGCGATCGTGTCGCGGCAGAACTTCATCGATATGCACGCCGCATCGCTGTCCATGCGCTTCGGTCCCAGTCGCGTCATCGTGATCACGTACGTCGGTCGCAGCGCATCACGCACTTCGCGCGGCACCATCGCCGCGAGCACGCTCGATGTCGTCGACTTCTGCTCTTGCTTGCGATCGGTCAGCTTCCAGCGATTGCCGCGTACGTTCATCTCGCTGTACGTGCGCACCGGTAGATCAATCTCGAGCACGTAGCCGACGACGCCGCGCATGAGCCCGAGGAACGCGTCGCCCTCGGCAAACACCGGCGTGATGCGCGCAGCCTGCGGTAGCAGCGGCGTCTGCTTTCGCGGCTTGCGTGCGCGCTTCATCGACGGCGCGAGCTTGCGTGCCGCGCTCACGTGCTCACCCCGCTCCAGCGCATCGCGCCGTGGTTTCCTGGCGCGGATCGACGATGCGTGCCGTCGTGTCCAGGAGCCAGCTCACAGCGGCGTTCTTGCGTGGTCGGATGCAGCGACGGGTCTGTCTCTGGGCAGCGTTCACTCTTCTCCGCTGGCTTACTCTGCTGCGTCACGGTCGGCCTCGCTCCAGCTGTGGTCGTACGGCGTTTCACTGCGTTGCTCTCCAATGTCCTCGAAGCGCGTCGACTCGCGCACGAAGCGCACGAGCGCGGTGTCGGTCGGCCCGTTCTTCTGCTTCGCGATGATGAACTCCGCGCTCAGCTGGTCGGCGTGTGGGTCGTACATCGCGTCGCGGTACATGAACGCGACCACGTCGGCGTCCTGCTCGATGCTTCCGCTGTCGCGCAGGTCTGAGATCTTCGGTCGGTGATCCTTCACGGTGCGTCCTTCCGGTCCGCGATTGAGCTGCGCGAGTGCGACGATTGGCACACCGAGTTCCTTCGCGAGCGCTTTGAGACCGCGCGAGATGCGTGCGACCTCTCGCTCACGCGAGGCGCTGTCGTCGCGGTCCGAGAGCATGAGCTGCAAGAAGTCGATCACGATGAGATCAAGCCCGTGCTTGAGCTTGTGTGCGCGTGCCTTGCGTCGCAGCGTCGCGCCCGATAGTTCGTAGCCATCGTCGAAGTGCAGCGGCAGCCGGAACAGCGATGCACCTGCGCGCGTCAGCCGATCGAACTCGCGCTGGTCGACGGTGCCCTTTTGCATCTTGGCAACGTTGACGCTTGCGTTCATGCACAGCAGCCGATCGCCAAGGTCTTCCTCTTTCGTCTCGAGCGAGAAGAACAGCACGCTCTTGTTCGCGAGCGCGGCGTTCACGCACCACCGCGTGACCATCGACGTCTTGCCGCTCGATGGGCGACCGCCGACGACGATGAGTTGCCCTGCTCGCATCGGGTTCAGCACGGCGTCGATCGCTTCGAATCCGGTGACAACGCCCGGCATCGATGCGCCGTCCATGCGTGCCTCGATGCGTGCGAACGCGCCTTCGACCATCGCGCTCACGTGCGTCGGGCCCTTCTCGCTCGAGCGCGACGACGCGACCATCGCGAGCTTCGCCGCGGAGTCCGCGAGCTTCTCGCCACGAGCGCCGCTTTGCGCTTCGGCGATGAGCCGATGCGCATCGAGGATCACGCGACGTGCGATCGCAAGCTCTGCGATTAGCGCCGCGTGCCGTGCGACGTGCGCCGTCGTCGGGATCTCGTCGGTCAGGTCGCTGATCGCGCCTTGTCCGCCGACGCCCTCAAGCCTGCCGCGTGAGCGCAGTTCTGCGCCGAGGGTCACCGGGTCGACGGGCTCGCTGCGAGCGAAGAGCGCGGCCATCGCGGCGAACATGTGCGAGTGCGCCGCGTCGTGGAAGTCCGCGGCGGTGACTACGCCTTCGATCTCGACCCAGGCGGAGTTCTCGAGCAGCACCGCGGCGAGCACTGAGCGCTCCGCAGGGGCGTCGTGCGGAAGCGGACTAGCCATTGGCTGCCCTCATGGCTTCGCGGGCCCTGCGGGCCTTGTCAGCGATGGCGGACCGGTCCTGCGCCGATGGCATCGCCGATGTGTTCGTGTGCACCGCGGCGATCTTTGGTCGAGCCTTTGCCTTCCACCCTCGCGCAGCTTCGAGCGATCGGATCAGTCCGCGGGCTGCGATGCCTCCGCCGCCATCGTGCTTGCCC